GCGATATACTCAACCTGCTATTTATATAGTTAGTGTTATTATTGGAAAACTATTAATTGAAAAAGGGATAAATCCAACTTATGCTGCTGGTCATAGTCTTGGTGAATATTCAGCATTAACACTAGCAGAGAGTTTTAATTTTAAAGAAGGTTTAGAGCTAGTAAAGATTCGTGCTTTAGAAATGCAAAAGGCTTGTGAAAACAATAGTGGTTCAATGGCTGCTATTCTTGGTTTAGAAGATAATATAGTTGAAGTATCAACTCCTATTCCTACTTATGAAGAAGAAAAAATTAATAACTAAAGATGCTGGTTCTTATGGAGTTGCTATGGAGGCTGTCAAGACAGCCGTAGAAGAGTTCAATGTTCCGCAAGAAGTAGCAATAAAAGGAATGACAAGATTAAGTGCTGCTGTATTAGGTTCGGGGGGTAATATTAATAACGCAGCAGAAGCATTTTTAAATACAACTGCTGCAATTAAGGGTACTGCTGGTAGTGCAGATGATGTTAGATCTGCGATAACAGCGATGGTTCAAATATATTCAAAAGGGAAGGTAAGTGCAGAAGAATTGAGTGGACAATTGGGTGAGAGATTCCCTGCGGCAGTTACGAGGTTTGCTGAAGCAAATAATATTTCTACTCAAGAATTACAGAAAAATTTGAAAGATGGAACAGTAGGATTAGACATGTTAAGTAAGTTTGTAGCAAGTCTAGGTGAAGAATATGCTCCGTTAGCTAGGAAGATTGCAAAGTCAAATGAAGAGGCAGGAGCAAGATCAAGAGTTGCGATGAATAAGTTAAGAATTGCGGTAGGAGAAACATTAATTCCTGTGGGTAAAGAGTTTCAGGAAATTGGAGCAAATTTAGCTCTTGATTTAATTCCTGCCTTAACGAAACTTGCACAAATTGGAGGTGCTACCTTCTCAGCTTTGGCTGTAGTAATATCAAGTGTTGTTGATAATTTTGCTTTATTAGCTCCAGCAATTGTAGGCGCAACGGTAGCTTTGGTTGCCTATAACATTCAACAACAGATAACTAATAGGACTGGAATAGCAAAAATATTGATACAGGCTTGGGCAGCAATGACTAAACTTGTTGCAGCTATTAAGGCTGGGACGGTTGCTCAAATCGCTCTTAATGCTGTTACCGCAATAAATCCTTATGTTGCTCTTGCTGGTGTTATTTCTTCGGTTGCAACTGCTATTTGGGGCGTTAAGGCTGCTAGTGATGCTTTAAAAGGTGAAAAGACATTGTTAGGGGATATAAGTGGAATGACCCTAAAAGAAACAAAGGAAACGCTTAAAGAAGCCGAAGATGCTGTTAAGGCTTTCCAAGCAACAATTAATAATCCTGAAACGACAGAGGCTGTTAGGAAATACGCAAGTAGTGCTTTAGATGCGTTAGAAAAACAAATAGCAGAACTTCAAAAACAAATTACAAAGTTAGGAGGAAAATTTGAATATCCAGGTCAAGGAAAAGGAGAAGGAGGTGATAAAGGGCCATTAGCGAAATTTAGAGATCAAATTACGGATACTACTGACATGATGGAGAATTTAATAGTTGGAACTTTCAAAAAAATGGAAGATGCCATAACTAATTTTGTAATGACAGGTAAGTTAAATTTTAAAGAATTTGCTCGTTCTGTTATTGCAGATATAACAAGGATTGCTGTTAGACAAGCCATCATTGCTCCTATTGTTGGAACTTTATTTCCAAAAGAAGCAAAAGGAGGTGTTTATTCAAATGGAATTAGGCAATTCAAGAAGGGAGGCATAGTTGATGCCCCTACCTACTTCCCATTTGCCAAGGGAGTTGGCCTGATGGGAGAAGCTGGCCCAGAAGCCATAATGCCTTTGAAGCGTGGTAAGGGAGGAAGGCTTGGTGTTGAATCTTCTGGCGGCGGTGCTACTACTGTGAATGTGTCAGTTGATGCGAAAGGTACTAAAGTCGAAGGCGATGGTAAGCAGATGGCTCAATTAGGTAGGATGCTTGGTTCTGCTATTGAGGCAGAATTAGTAAAACAAAAACGACCAGGAGGACTTTTAGCGTAATTAATTATGGCTATTTTTGACGGAACTACTCTTCAATGCGTTGCAGAACCAAGTTATGCAGCCAGCGTTAGTGAAACTCCAGATCTTCGTATTACTTCCTTTGGCGATGGTTATCAACAAAGAAATACGATGGGTATGAATACAAGACGAAAGAACTGGAGCCTTACCTTTAGTAATAGAACTAATGCAGATCGAGATAAAATAGTTGGTTTTTTACAAGCAAGAAATGGTAAAGAGAGTTTTGATTGGATTGATCCAACAACGACTAATTACAAGAAATATGTTTGTGAAAGTTGGACCGTTGACATGACATCGTTTAATAACAATACAATTTCAATGGAATTTAAACAGGTATTTGAATCTAGCTAATGCCAATACCAGTAAGTCATCTCCAAAGTGCTAATCCAACTGCAATTATTGAGTTGTTTGAGTTGGAGTTAAATACAACTTTGCATGGAAATTTGAGGACGGCTGGTTGGCCTCCTTGGGGATACAATCAAGATATAAGGTATGGCAAGGAGGTAAGAAGCTCATCTACTCATGCAAAAGGTCTTGTATTTAGAGTTACTGTGCCTGGAACGACAGGTGGGACAGAACCTACATGGCCTGCTGACGTTGGTGGAACAGTTACAGATGGAACAGTGACATGGAAGGCTGTTCATCCAACTTATTATTTTCATAATGGTGCTTCTAGCAACACGATCAACAATAATTTTGTAGATATAAAATTTGGAGGTCAAGTTTATCAACAGCTACCTATTAAAGCTGAAGGTTTTGAATATAAAGGAGGAAAAGGTTCTCTTCCAAGACCGACAATGATAGTAAGTAATTTGTTTAATACAATTACTGCAATTTTAAATGAAGTGAATATTACTACCACAGGTAATGATTTAGCAGGAGCAAAATTAACAAGAGTAAGAACTCTTGAACGATTTATTGATGCTGAAAGTTTTGGTACTGATAATTTCCTTGCAGCAGAAGATGAAGATGGACTTGCGATGGAAAATGAAGATACTTTCAACCCTGAAGAACTTGGTAATCCATATCAAACTCCAGATGCAACTCAAAAATTTCCTGATGAAGTTTATTTTGTTGACCGAAAAATTAATGAAAACAAAGATGTAGTTGAATTTGAATTATGTAGTGCGCTTGATCTTGCTGGGGTGCGTCTTCCTAAAAGACAATGCCTTCCTCAAGATTTTCCAGGGATAGGAACATTTCATACATGAGTTGGAAAAATGATGCCTTATTAGCAGCAAAGGAAGCTGATCCCAATGAAGCTTGTGGCTTATTAGTTGTACTAAAGGGGAAAGAATATTATTGGGCTTGTAAAAACATTGCTGAAAGTCGATACGATCAATTTATCCTTGACCCAACAGACTATTCAGCCGCAGAAGACGCTGGGGAGATATTGGCTGTTGTCCACTCTCATCCCATTACTCCACCGACCCCCAGCCAAGCAGACATGGTTTCATGTGAATCTAGTGGTTTGCCTTGGCATATCGTTAATCCAAGAACAGAGCAATGGTATTACTTTGAACCGTCTGGATATGAAGCACCCCTTGAAGGCAGAACATGGGTTTGGGGAGTTGCTGATTGTTGGACGTTAGTTAGAGATTTTCATTTAAGAAAAGGTACAAAATTAAGAGATTGGGAAAGACCTGTTAATCCTGAAGACTTTAGGCTTAATCCTATGTTTGATGATTGTTGGAAAGAGACAGGTTTTAGAGAACTGGCTCCAGAAGAAGAGTTACAGGAAGGTGATTGTTTGTTAATGAATATTCGAGGTAAAGGGTTAAATCATATCGCAGTGTTTTTAGAAGGGAATGATATTTTGCATCATTTACAAGGAAGATTGTCGAGTCGTGACCAATTGGACGAATGGCTATTAAAGTGTATTGGTAGGAGGGTTACTTTGCGTCATGCTTAGGAAGGTCAAATTATATGGAAAACTTGCAAAGTTTGTAGGTCAAAGAGTTTTTGAAGTAGATGTTCATACTGCTGCCGAGGCTGTTCGTTTCTTGGTTGCTAATTGGCCTGCTTTAGAGCAGCATATGGCAAACCAGCATTATAAAATAGA